GACCAGCGGTATGCGGGCGCTCTCAAATACAAAGCAAAAGCTATCCGACGAGGGCCTCGAGCTTTACAAGGCATATCTTATCCGGGCGTTTTTCCCCGACCTGGTCAAGGAAACCGTGCGGGCGCTCACCGGTATTCTGGACCGCGAAGCCGCCAACATAGAGCTACCGGAGGCGCTGGAGGATATGCGGTCCGTGGCCACGCCGAAGGGCGAGTCGCTGGATAGCCTGCTGGTGCAAATCCACATGGACCAGCTGCTCTACGGCCGCTCCGGCTTATTGCTGGACGTGGACCCCAACCGGGACCTGCCCCTGATCGTGCAATACCCGGCACCGCAGATTATCAATTGGGACGACATCACTGAAACGATGTCGGTCAAGCAGATAGACGATACCAAGCGCTCCGAGGCTATGCGGCGGCTGCTCATGGTGGTGCTAGACGAGAGCCGGTACGAACGCGAAACCGGTGACCGTTTCACGTGGAACTTGGTGCCGCGCTTCCGGGTGCTATCGCTTGGTGCCGGGGAGGGCGAGGTCTACACGTCGCAGGTAGAACGCGACGGCGCGTTTCAGCCCGAGATCGTGCCGGCGATAAAGGGCAAGACGCTGGATGAGGTCCCGTTTATTTTCATCAACGCCACCGACCTTGCTACGCAACCAGGCGAGGTGCCCCTGGTCAATTTGGCGAATCTATCGATGGCCATATACCGGGGCGAGGCCGACCACCGCTCGGCGCTATTCATGTCCGGGCAGGACACACTGGTCATCACGGGCTACGACATATCATCCGGCGACGCCGAAAACCCAAGCGACGACGCCGCCCCGATTATCGGCTCAGGCGCGTTTCTGAATTTGCCGGACCCGGAGGCCGATGCTAAATTCATCGGCCCGGATTCGATGGCGCTCCCGGAGCAACGTACCTCTCTGGAGGACGACTACCGACGGGCCGGCGAGGAAGGTATAAAACTGCTGTCCTCCGGCGCCGGCGCAGAGGCAGCCGAGACGCTTCGAATCCGGGTCGCCGCCCGTACAGCTACCCTTCAAACTATCGCCATGACATCCGCGCAGGGCCTTGAGACCGCGCTGCGGGCAGCAGCCGAATGGGTCGGCGCTAACCCGGACGACGTGAAGGTGGAGCCGAACCTAGACTTCGTGCAGGAGACGCAGAACGTCAAGGAACTAATTGATTTCGCTACCGCCAAGAAGGCGGGCACGCCCCTATCGTGGAAATCGGTGCACAACTATCTGCGGGCCAAGGATTTCACCGAGATGACGTTCGAAGAGGAGCTAGACACGATTGCCGAAGAGAACGACGACGAACGCTTGAGCGGTACGGACGACGAGCTTGCCGGTATGAGCGACGCCGATATCTTGCAAGACCCGGCAATGGCCGCCCGGGCAATGGCCGGCGAATTCGGACCACGGGCGCAGCGCCGGATGGCCGCCGGCGAAGCGGCGCTGCTGGAGGAGGAGGAGGGCGGCGACCAGGGCGACGAGGAATAGTCCATGCCGCCGACCAACGACGATATACGCGACGTCCTGCTCGCGCATCAGGTCCAGCTGCTGCGCTTCGGCAAGGGCCTGTCCAAGCGTATCGTGAGCCTGCTGAATAAGATCGAGCCCGAGCTCACCCGCCGCCTGAAAAAGCGCCTCGACCGGATCGCGGCTCAGGGTTGGGACCCGGGACCCGATACCACGAAGCGCATGATAAAAACGGCGCGCCTGATACGGGCCATCCAATTGCCCACGTGGGAGGCAATCAATTCCCTGGTCCGCACCGAGCTAGTCGGGCTGGCGCTCGGCGAGAGTGTATTCGTGGCCGGCGTGATCGTGGATAACCTGCCCGTCAAATTCGCCCCGGCGCTGCCGTCCGTTCGTGAACTACGCGGCATCGTGTTTGCGCGGCCGTTTCAAAACCGCATCCTGCGGGATTGGCTTGGCACGTTTCAGCTTAACGACCGCCGCCGCATGATGGACCAGATTCGGCAGGGCCTCGTATTCAGCGAGACGCCGACGCAGATCAGCAGGCGCATATGGGGCACGCAGGCCCTTGGCGGCACGGACGGGGTCCGGCAGATAACCAGGCGCGGTGCCCAAACGCTGACGCAAACCGCGACCAGCGCTATCTCAAACGCCGTCCGGCAGGAGCTTTACAAGGCAAACCGCCGGGTGATACCACGCGAGCAATACGTGGCGACGCTGGACAGCCGTACCACGCCGATCTGCAGCAGCCTAGACGGGGACGTATTCCCGGTCGGGGACGGCCCGATACCGCCCCTGCATATGAATTGCCGCTCTATCCGGGTGCCCGTTATAGACGGCCGGAAACTCGGCAGCCGACCCGCGACGCCGTTCACCGAGAAAGATCTGCGCGGATTGAAGGGCCCGCAGCGGCGCAGGCGCGTCGAACAACTGACCGGCAAGGTGCCGGCGGATACGACGTACCAGCAATGGCTCGGCAACCAGCGGGCAGGGTTTCAGGACGATGTGCTTGGGCCGACCAGGGGACGGCTATTCCGCTCTGGCGAGCTTGACCTGAAAGGGTTTGTGGATAATTCCGGCGACCAATTTACGCTCCGACAACTGTACGAACAGGACCCGACGCGTTTCCAACGGGCTAACCTCCCTGCCCCACGGCGTCCGACCGCTGCCGTACCCGAATTATAAGTTTTCTTTGCCAAGCGATTGTCGGCGCAGTAATATTCGCCTGGTCTACCGCTCACTGTGAGAGGAGCATTGCAGATGGCGCTTGAAGCCGTATATACGGACAAGGCAAAAATTCCCGAAGGCCTCGGGGACCACTACATCGAGAACGACGGCAAATTCGTGCTGCAGGTAACGGGCATGAAGACGCAGGCTGATTTCGATGCATATGCCGACGCCCTTAAAAAACGGTTCGCCGATGCCGGCGCGGATTTCGCAAAAAAAACCACCACCGGCTTGACGCGAGACGACGTCGTTGAGGTAGTCAACAAGGCGCTGCAGAAGTTTGACCCACCCGGAGGGACGCTGAAGGGCAAGGGTAACGGCAAGGGTGACGACACCGGGGATGCGGAGGTGACCGCTCGCCTTCACGACCTCGAGCGGAACGTCGCCAGCCTTACCGAGGCAAACCAGAAACTGGAAAAGGAGCGCGACACCGCGCTCGGTCGATCCCGAGACACAACAATTAGAAATCGCCTCACGGAGTCCGCGACAAAAAGCGGTGCCGCGGGGCCGGGCGTCGGCAATCTGGTCACCCTGGTATCGCCAAACTTTGAATTAGCGCAGGACGGCTCGGTCGTAACCAAGCTGGAGGCTGGCAACGGGGTGAGCCCGAACCAGCAGCCGGACGATTATTTCGCGTCCATCTCTCGTGATGAGAGCTATCGAATGTTCTGGCCTAAATCGGTCGGTGCCGGCGCTGATGCCGGTGCCGGCGGCGGCGGCAAGACCGGGCTGACCAAGGACAACCCGTGGTCCAAGGCCGGCTGGAATATGACCACGCAGTCCCGTTTGTACACCGCAGACAAAGCGGCCGCCGAGGAAATGATGAAGGTGGCCGGTGTAGCACTAGGCGCGGTCGCTCCCGTCAGGTAGTATCGCGCTGGCAAATAACGCTGTGCCGTGAGGGCCGGCTCTTTCAAACTAGAGGAGACACCTCATGGCCGAAGTCAGAATCGCGGACGTCGTAGTCCCCGAAATCTTCGCCCCTTACGTTCAGACCCTCACCGAGCAAAAAACGGCCCTCGTCGACTCCGGCGTTGTAGTCCGTGACCCCGCTCTTGATGGATTCTTGGCAGGCGGCGGCACAACTTTCAACGCACCATCGTGGCGGGACATAGACGACGATTCGAATATCCTCGTCGACCGGGTATCGTCAGATAACCCGGCCACCATCGCCGTACCCGAAAAGATCCAGACGAACCAGGAACTGGCGACGCGCTTGTCGCGCAATCAGAGCTGGAAAACGATGGACCTGGTCGCCGCCCTTGCCGGGGACGACCCGACCAACGCTATCGCCAACCGCGTCGCGGCCTATTGGCGCAGGCGTCTGCAGGCTGTTTTTGTCAGCACATGGACAGGAATATTTGCGGACAACGCGCAGGCAACGCCCAACGACGATCCGCGTGCCGGCATCACCAACAACGCCGCGCAGGACGATCTCACCGTGGACATCAGCGGTGTATTCAGCGCCGGCGTGACCGATTTTTCGGCCGAGGCGTTTATCGACGCCATCACCACGGCCGGCGATTCGCAGAGCAATTTCATGGCCGTGATGATGCACAGCATCGTCTTTTCGAAGGCGCAGAAAAACAACCTGATCGATTTCATTCCCGACTCCACGAACGCGGCGGCAGCCGATATACCCACGTTCCTTGGCCGCCGGGTAATCGTTGACGATTCCATGCCGAACGCTGCTGGCGATTTCGACACGTGGATATTCGGACCGGCCGCCTCACGGTGGGGCGTCGGCAATCCGAAGGTCCCGGCCGAGGTAGACCGGGAGCCCACGGAAGGTAACGGCGGTGGCTCAGAGAGCCTCTTCTCACGGATCGAATGGTCCATGCACCCGGTAGGACACCGTTTCCTAAGTGGCTCGGTTGCCAACCCGGACGGCGGCCCGACCAATGCGGAAATCGCCGACGGCGTAAACAACTGGGCACGGACGTTCCCCGAGCGCAAGCAGATACAAGCGGCGCGCCTGGTCACGACCGAGTTCTAAACGCGTTCACCCGTGTCGGAGGCCGGTCGTGAGGACCGGCTCCCCTAACCGCTAACGCAAAGGAGACCCCGACCAATGTCCGACGAAAACGACAAGCCCGAAGAGGGCGAAACACCCGAGGCCGCACCCGACGCGCCGGTAGAGACGGAAGCGCCAGCGGAGCCTGAAGCGCCTGCCGAACCAGACCCGCCTGCCGAAACGGTAGCGCCGGCAGTCGCTGACGCCGCACCGGTGGACAAGGCCCGTGCAGCCCGCAAGCCGAACGCCCGGCAACGCAAAAAGACCGCCGACGCCACGGCCCACAAGGCAGCGGTCGACGCCACGCCGCATCCTGAGCCCACCAAGGAGCAGCAGGAGGACGAGAAGCGCAAGGCCGGGTTGCAAGAGCAGCTGGCAGAGTGCCAGGCTGAAATGGACGACGCCGAGGCCGCTATCGTGGCCGCGAAAGACCGCACCAAGGGAATCCTCAACGAGCTATACCCGGCCCTTGGCGCAAGCGACCGGCACGTCGATGCCGTGCGCGGCTACATCGCATCCGAGAAAAAGCAGCGCGCCAACCGTGCGCTTGCCCCGGCACGCCTGAAGGCGATGCTCGAGGCCGCCGGCAAATCGCCAATTGATAACGCGTTCGCAGCGCAAAGAGCCCGTGGCATGAAGCGCCCGGTCCGTAGTCCCGCAACCGCAGCAGCGGGCGCAGGCGACCAGGGCGGAGACGCCGCTTCGCAGGAGTGAGGCATGGCGACGCCAACGGGGCCGCGTGCCGACTCGGCGCGTCAATGGTTTGCCCGTGAGAGGCGCCGGAAAAAGCAGGACCAGAAAGCCTTTGATATCGCAGGGCTGGTTGCCGCACCACACGATTTCGGATCAGCCGGTAGCTCCGCTGCATTCCCGAACGCGCTCTCCCTCCCTGCAAGTATTCAACCAGCGGTCGAGGTGCTGGCTGCCTCCGGCGCTATCCCGGCCGGCGACACGCTCTTCGACGACGGTATAACGCAGGCGCGCAACGCGGAGGATATGGCAAACCTTACCGTCCTCCACGCCGTGTTCCGGGGCAGCCGTTCGCTGACAATTACCAGGGGCGCAGCGGTTGCAACCGGCACGCTGCAGGTTTATTTTTGGGGCCCGAAGGGGCAACGCATTCTGATTGGCACGGGGACGCTTACTTGATACCTCGACGCCCATCGGTTTTATTTGTAATAATCACCCGGCACGAAGCCGTGAGGGCTCCAGCAATGCCATTCACTTAGGAGCCGAAAATGTCCGCACAAGATTTTTGGGAAGATGATCTGCTCGATCTGATCATGACGAACGTGGCAGCGCCGAATGTCGGTGATGCCGGTGGCCTGCAACCCTCCGTCGGTGCGGGCAGTTTTTTTACTAGCCTCTTGACGGCGCAGCCCGCCGAATCGGTCAGCGACCAAACGACCAACGAGGCGACCTATACGCCATATGCCCGTGTCGGCGTTGCGCGTAGCACAGCCGGCTGGACCGTCGCGTCCGGTGTGGCTGATAACGATGCCGCGATTACATACCCGCAAGCGACCAGCGGCTCAGATACCATCACCCATTTCGGGCTCGGCTTCGCCTCAACCGGCGTCGGCTTCCTGAATATGGTGGGCGCGCTTGCCGCCAGCCTCGCCGTCAGCACGGGCATTACGCCCGAATTCGCTGCCGGAGATTTGGATGTTAGTTTGGACTAGGAGACCAAAATGCAACTCTCGTCTTTTCTTAAAAACGTAAAACGCCAGGCGCGCATTGAATTGCGCTTGGCCCGGGTAGCCACCTTAACCGAGCGCGCAACCGCTGCCGGCAACGACAGCCAAGTCGCCGCGTTCGACAAAGAGGCGACCCGACGAAACGCCGAGCTCAACTATCGTGCGACCCGTAACGAGGCCGACCTTGAGGACAATCCCGGTTGGCAGGGCGCGCACGATTCCATGCGCGCCGCGACGCTCGAGGGCAGCCGTGGGGCCAAGGATACGAAGGCCATGCTGGCGGCAGCCCTCGGTGGCGAAAGCGCACCGGAAGCCGCGACAGCAGAGTGAGCGAACTGGCACAACGCGAGGACGTATCGGTAGCGACTGACGACGACGTGGTGGTATTCACGGTCGGCAAGCACGCCGCACGGTTTTCCTACCATTCGGCTTTCCTGATCGCGCAGCGCCTGCGCCTATCTGCCAACGTAGCCGGCCGGCTCTCCGGTTGCACGCGGCAGGAGGTAACGGACATGAAGCGCCAGCCCGTCCATCCCGAGCAGGTGTCGGAGGTAATCCTCGACGACGGCCACGGGGCCCACGGTAACCATCCGTGGGAGGTACGGGCTGAAGGCGAACTGGTCGTGTTTCAGATCAGCGATCAGATTATCCAGTGGTCGGCACCGGCCGCGATGGAAATCGCCGCCTGGTTTCGGGAGGCAGGAAAGCAGGCCAAGCGGTGGGCGGGCGATACCAGCAGGACGCTGAATATCGCCGGCATCCTCACCGACGCGAATGCCAATGCCAGTCTAAATTGAACAGGGGTCGGCAACATGGCGCTTGCGAATACTATCGTCTGGATATTCACGCCCGACCTCGGTGAGCAGCACGAGATGGGCGACCTCGCCCATACGGAAAACGACAACAAGGCCCGCTGGCCTGCGGGCACGCGATTCGATCCAGCGAACGACACGCTCTCCGAAATACAGAGGGCCCTGGTTCAATATTTCCACCTTACCTCCGGGGAGGTAGCCGACATCCAGTCGTTCGAACGGGTCGCTATCGATCCCGCATGGAACGACAAAGCCGCGAACGGGATTCTCATCGGTATCCACCGCACCTTCGCCGGCGCGAACGAGGCCAACCTACCGGCGCGGGCGCGAAACCGACTGCGCTCCCTGCGAAGCGGCAACCCTAACCTCGGGAAACCGCGTCCGTGAGTACCGTCTATGAAAGCGTGACGGCGGCGGTCCATGAGACAACCGCACCGGACGACGAACTCGACGTCCCTAGCGTACCCGGCGGGACGGATCAGCTTTACGTCGCCAGCGTCGTCCTGTACACCAGCAACGGCACGCCCGGGGTAAGCGAAGTGCTGACGATGACCGGCGGCGGTCTTACGTGGACGCTGGTGTCGGGGACGGTTGCCTGCAGCGGACGACTCAGCGAGCCACGGGCAGAATTCTGGTGGGCCTTCGGCTCGCCGTCGAGCTTCACGCTTGCGACGGTTTTCAAAAACGACGTGCAGGATTTCGGCAGTCATATCGCAGTCAGTAGAATCTCTGGCGCTGAAAACCAGGCACCGATCAACGGCGACTATTCGAACACGAACGGCACCAGCGGCGCTCCAACGTGCGGCGGCGGGACCGACGACACCGACGCGGAAATCGTCATTACCGTCGACAATGCCGGCTCCCTCATTCTGAATATGGGCTATCCCCGCAACGACGATTTCGTAACGGTTGATG